AGGTTCCTGGATATATCTACCTGGCCATGGGAGAACAATATGATGGAATGGCCGACTATAACCAGTCAGAGTTATCAGACCTGTTGAATGCTACACTAGGTACTGATCTAGCAGCTATTCAAGCAAGGTTGCAGTCTCAATTTCCCAGAACTCTAGAGCAAGACCCTAATGGACCAGGTACTATTTTAACTGGTATGATCAGTAGTCTTGGCATTAAGAGTAGCTCAACCTGCAGCTGCAGGCGACACGCTCTTGAAATGAATGATAAGGGGCCAGATTGGTGTGAAGAAAATATTCAAACTATCTTGGATTGGCTTAAGGATGAAAGCAAGAAGAGAAGTCTTCCTTTTGTTGAGGCAGTAGCTAGGGTTATGGTTAATAGAGCTATTAACAAATCCAGGAAGCTAAAGTCTAAGGAGACTCAACAAACAGCAGCTACCTAATGGCAAATTCATCGTACGAAAATGCTTGGCTAGGACTTGGCGATCTATCTACCATAGATACAACTACAAATCTAATGGTAAATAGGTCAAAAAATGATATAGAATATCCAGATAAACATCTGTTAAAAATCATGAGACAGACGGATTATTTGGGAGCTACCTGTAAGATGTTATTTAATATAGAATTACATCCGATACAGATAGCTATATTACAAGAATTTTGGCATAGGCCATTCCCCATGTTTATTGCGAGTCGTGGTTTTGGTAAATCCTTTTTAATGAGTTTATATTGTATACTTAAGTGCTCGTTTGTTCCCGGTACCAAAATCGTGGTGGTTGGTGCCGGGTTCAGACAGAGTAAGATTTTGTTCGAGTACATGGAAACTATTTGGAGAAATAGTCCTATACTCCGTAGTATATTCGGAGGTAATGAGGATGGTCCAAGAAGAGACGTTGATAGGTGCACCCTGAGATTAGGTGACAGCTGGACCATAGCTATTCCTATGGGTGATGGCAGCAAGATTAGAGGACTTAGAGCCCACATCATTATCGCTGATGAATTTGCTTCTATGTCGCCAGAAATATATGAAACTGTAGTCTCTGGTTTCGCAGCTGTAAGTGCAACTCCAATAGAAAACGTTAAACAACAAGCCAAGAGACAGGCACTTATAGATGCTGGTTTATGGAATGAAGAACTTGATGAGCTTTCTAAGAAAACTAGTAACCAAGCCATTATTAGTGGTACAGCAGATTATGGTTTTAAGCATTTTGCGCAGTACTGGCAAAGATATAAAGCTATTGTAGAAAGTGAAGGAGATATAGATAAGCTCTCTAAAATATTTAAGGGCGAGGTGCCAGAAAATTTTAATTGGAGAGACTATTCGGTAATTAGAGTTCCATACGAGCTTATACCAAAAGGTTTTATGGACGATAAACAGGTTGCTAGAGCTAAAGCTACAATTCATTCTGGTATATACAATATGGAATATGCTGCATGCTTCGTAAATGATAGTAGGGGATTTTTCAAAAGGAGTCTGATAGAAAGTTGTGTAGTGTCAAATGATAATCCAATAAGTATTAACGGTAAAGATATTTGGTTCGAAGCAAAAATTAAAGGTGATCCTAAATTAGAATATATATATGGAATTGACCCAGCTTCAGAGAAAGATAATTTTAGCATAGTAATCCTAGAGCAACATTCTGATCATTCAAGAATAGTATATTGTTGGACTACTAACAGAGCAAATTTTAGAGTTAGAAATAAAGCAGGAGTTACAAATGATCACGATTTCTATGGTTTTTGCGCCAGGAAAATTAGAGATCTTATGAAGATATTTCCTCCAGCGAGGATTGGTATGGATGCACAGGGTGGGGGTATAGCTATTGAGGAAGCTTTACACGATCCAGCTAAAATACAAGAAGGAGAATTGCCATTATGGCCAGTCATAGAGGAAAATAAAAACAAAGACTCTGACGCTCAGCCAGGTTTACACATATTGGAATTGGTTCAATTTGCCAAGGCTGACTGGACGAGCCAAGCCAATCATGGACTTAGAAAAGACATGGAAGACAAAGTTTTACTATTTCCGTTTTTTGACAATCTCAGTATAGGGTTGTCTATGGCCGAAAGCGGACAAAGTGTAGAAGAAGACGATATAGATCCACTATACGATAATCTTACTACATGTATTCTAGAAATAGAAGAATTAAAGAATGAATTAACAACCATCGTTATGAGTCAAACTAGCATTGGACCCAACTCTAGAGACAGATGGGATACTCCAGAAGTTAAACTAGAGAATGGGAAAAAGGGCAGACTCAGGAAAGATAGATATAGTTCTTTAGTAATAGCTAATATGCTAGCTAGGCAGTTACGCAATACTATGCCAGCAATACAATATGATGTTGTTGGAGGCAATACACGAGATATAGTATCTCATAAAGGAGATATGTATAAAGGACCTGCTTGGTTTACGTCCGCTGTTAATGACGACAATATTTACGGCGGTATCTATAGGAAATAGTGTATAGAAAATTAACTAATATAAATACCATAACCAATACAATAGAATTATAATGGCCAATCAAAAAAAATCACCGCAAGAAATAATTCAGGACGCCTCAGTTATACCAGAACAGGCTTATGTTACATGGTCTGATGATAATTTAGAGGGTAAGCAGTCTGCTCTTAATGAAGCATCTAAATCTTTAGATGAGTTTACGCTTGTTCAGAAGTCTACAGCTGCAAGCAGAAGATACAGTATAGACTATTCCAATCTAGATTCTAATACTTCTGGCAGACCAGGTTTAACCAGAACAGATTATGATTACTTTAGACCAGATGAGGCTGTTCCAAGCTCTAAACATGTCAAAATTATTCTCAAACGGGCAGAAGATATATACAATAGGGTTGGCTTAGTAAAAAATGTTATTGATCTTATGGGCGATTTTGCAACTCAAGGCATTTCTTTAGTGCATCCAGATGAAAAAATCCAAAGATTTTATCGTAAATGGTTTAAGAAAATCAACGGTAAAGACAGAAGTGAAAGATTTTTAAATAATCTGTATAAAACTGGCAACGTTGTTATCAGTAAGCAAACAGCTAAAATTAATAAGAAAATTGAAGATTCTTTATACAAAACCATAGGCCTTGAAGATCTGAGATCAATAGACATTAAAGAAAATGATTCTAGCATCTCAAAAAAAGAAATACCTTGGATTTATACATTCCTTGATCCTGCGTATGTAGAATCTGCTGGAGGTTCGTTATCTTCATTTGTACACAATAAAAGATACGAGGTGGTATTGCCCACTTCGATTAGAAAAATTATCAACTCTCCAAAAAGTGAAGCAGAAAAAGAGATAGTAAATAATTTACCGAGTTATATTGTTGAAGCAGCTAAGGGAAAAAATAAATACCCGCTTGACCCTAGTAAAGTTTCTGTTTTCCATTATAAAAAAGACGATTGGCAAAGTTGGGCATTCCCAATGATTTACTCGATTATGGACGACATTACAGTTATTGAGAAACTTAAATTAGCAGACATGGCCGCACTAGACGGTGCTATTTCTAATATTCGTATTTTTAAACTAGGTAATCTTGAACATAAAATAGCTCCAACTAAAGCTGCAACTGCAAAGTTAGCACAGATATTAGGAAATAATGTTGGTGGTGGAACAATGGATTTGGTATGGGGTCCAGATATTGAGCTATTAGAGAGTAGAACCAATGTACATCAGTTTCTTGGAGAAGGTAAATATGTACCACATTTAAATAGTGTATATGCTGGTCTTGGTATTCCCCCAACGCTTACAGGTACTTTTGGAGCAGCTGGTACTACTAATAATTTCATTAGTCTAAAAACACTTACACAAAGACTACAGTATGGCAGAGATGTATTATCTTCTTTTTGGAATCAAGAAATAGAAAATGTTCAAAAGGCCATGGGTTTTAAATATCCGGCTAGAATTCAATTTGACAGAATGGACCTATCAAATGAAGAATCTGAAAAAGCACTTTTAATACAATTAGCTGATAGAAGTTTAATATCCGAAGAGCTATTACATTCGAGATTTGGTTTCGATTCAGAAATGGAGAAAATCAGACTAAAGAAAGAACACAGATCAAGGAAATCCAAAAAAATGACACCAAAAGCTGGCCCTTGGCATGATCCTCAACCTGAAAATTCATTGAAGAAAATCGCATTGCAGTCAGGTATTGCTAGTCCTAGTGAAGTTGGCTTAGAGCTTTTACCTAAGAAAAATGGAGAATCT